GGGGTATGGGGGTCGGAGCTTGAGTATCGGGAGCTGGCGGACATAGCGGGCGCGAACGTAGTGAGCCCGGGCGCCTGCGACATTTTGTCGCACCCCTACATCTTGTGTTGTATTCTTGCAACACTACTATAGCCCGGGCGAAGTTATCCACAGGTTATCCACAACTAATTGCAACTAACTGTTGTATTAAATATCAATACATAGTAATATCATACCTAGAAATAGAAAGGAGTCTAATTGTGACCAAAGAAGAATTTAAGAATAGAGTCAAGTCTGGTTTCTTCAGTTGTGAGTGGACTAAGAACAATGGACAAGTTGCCAAAGTTAAACGAGGCATACTTGGTACTAATGCTTTTAGATTTACCAACGAACAAACTAGAGAAAGCATAAGAGAACATAATGATTATGTTCTAGCATTTAGGGTTGGTAATGGTTTATTGCCTCAACATAGACGTTGGGTTAATATCAATCCTGCAACAGTCATCAAAATAAATGGAGTCGAAGTATGACAAAAAAGAATGAATTAGTTACTATTAATAATGTAGATATATCACCTCTCATAAGAGAGGTGGTGGAATATTCTAAATCACAAAAAGCAGTTGGTGATTTAGAGTCATTGATTGCAAAAGTTCCAGAAGGAAAATCTCCAGATTGGAAACTTATTTCTGGTGTTCTTTGCAATTCAATAGTTGAATGGGCTGTTCAAAATGATGAAGGGAAAGAATTAATACAGCATATTCAATCTGATGTTGGATACATTCTAAAAAGAATGGGTTTGACTCAATGATATAGACTCCCATTGAGTCGATTAAAGGGCGAACGAAAGTTCGCCCTTTTTTTATGCCCAAACGACAGGCGTTCCTGAAGTCCTGATCCTGCTGCCCGGGCTGGACATCATCAAAGATAAAATGGCAGAAACACAAGGAGTTTGGTAATCGGAGTTCCACAACGCTCCGGGCGCGCCCGGCCTGTGGATAAGCTATAGATAAGCTGTGGACAACTTGCTGGAGTTTGGAGTTTGGAGTTAGTGGGGCAAGAGCCGAATAACTCCGTTTATCTTGCCCCTTATTGTCTTAATCAATGCAGAAGTTATTCAACTTCCGTAGCATTATTAACACAATTCTTTTGCTCGTGGGAAGATACTATGTATCGCCACTTGGTTCTTTTTGTTCCTCTTTGCACAATGCTTTACTAGGAATAACCTAAACCTTTCGGAGAAACAGAGAGAGTCAACATATCAACTCACGAATCGTTTGTTTCACAGTATCAACTCTCTATTTCTAATAACATAATACAACGAATCCGAATCCAAAGCAATAGTTATTTGAACTTTCTTGTGGATAACTTTTCCAGTCAGGAGGAAGACGCCCGGCGCGCCCGGTGCGTCCCAGCTCCACGCCTCAAGGTCCTTGATTTGCAAGGGTTCGGAGTTCGGAGTTTGGAGTTAGTGAAAGAGGACATAGCCAATGTACACTATTAACGCCAGTTTCAGTGGCAGTATAATCATAAAGTAATCCATTCTTCTCCTTTCTTAGACCCTGAAGCTGCCGCGATCCCGGCAGCAGGATGTGCGTCCTTCCTCCCAGTCGAGATCTTCGCAGAAATCCAGGAGTTCCGGAGCTTCACCTTCTAATATAATACCTGTCCAGGCAGCTGTCAAGACCCCGGGCGAAATAAATATCGCAGACTTCAGCCATTCTCCGTGAAGCGTTAACGGGATCGCGCGCCGGGCGCTGGAAGACTGACCCTGACGCATCTCCACAAAAAATGGCGGAAAACCGGAGTTTGGAGTTTGCGACTTGATAGTTAGTTTCCCGGCGCCCGCTGCGGGCCCGGGCGAACTTATCCACAGGTTATCCCCAGCGACACTTGGTCGCTGGAGTTTGGAGTTTGTGAGTTAGTTCTCTTGTGGTTTAAATAAACCCTCGTACATTCTGTCCAAAGGACTTCTATTATCCTCTACCTCATTATGTGCCTCTTCCACACGTTTCGCATTGCGTGTCATAACGGGAACAACCCCATCATAATGATCTGCAATCCTATTTAATATAGTAGTGTTTTCTTCTAAAGCATTGGCAATCTTTTCCAATACCCTTATTAAATCTTGATCCATATATACTCCAATCTATTTCTAACTGTATTATAACATAAAGTTATCCACAATGCAACATCTCTTTTAAATTATTTTCCGAGCTTCACGGAACTTGGACATCTACCTGAATGGTACGAAAACAGGAATGCCCGGCGCGCCCGGTGCGTGAAGGTGAGCTGCACGCTTCACGAAAAAATGGCGGAGATCTGCGGAGTTTGGAGTTTGCATCTCACCCTGCAGCCCGGGCCCCTGGTCATCCAGTCAGGATGCGTGGTAATTTTTCGCAGTTTTCCGCCATCGGAGTTTGGAGTTAATGGGATCGCGCGCCGGGCGCCCAGCTCCTGGGTCCTCGGCCCTGTGACAAAATGCCACATTGACGGGAGTTTCGGAGTTTGGAGTTTTAATGCACGGTTGGTGCGACAAATTGCCGCAGGTCGAGGTTCATGAGCCTTCCTGTGTATAACCCGGGTACTTGGTCCACGGTCATGTGGCCCAGGTCCTTGGTTTTGCAGCCATGAAACAATTTGACCTCCTCTTTATCTGGTAGCTTAACTAGGATGTAAGATTGTGCCCCTATCATCGCATGCCTCATATTCCAGGCAATTTGGAAGGGTGATAATATTATTTTATTATTATGTTGCGCTAACTTTAACTCAATTGTAAAAAATCCTGTGTCCTTGTGATAAACCAAACAATCTGGGAATCCTGGAGTAACATAACTTTCAAGGCGTGAAACAATATATTCACCATCGTCTAATAACGTCTTTAAATTCTTCCAGAAAGTCGTTTCTGGTTTTACGCTCATACTTTTTCTTGTCCTTCACCACCCTCTGATGGTACTTCGGTGATGTCTTTAAGTCCTTCGCTATCGGATTCCTTTTCGACCGATAGGACAGTTTTATTATTTTCTTTTTTAAATTCACCTGTTAATCCTAACTCCTTTAATTGTTTTAAAACGTCTTCACGGGACATAGAATCAATTGAACCTGTCCTGATTTCTTTACGGTCAATGTACAATCCTGCGGCTTGACCCCGCAACCGCTCAGCATTAACAGCAGCAGAATAAGACTTCTCAGAGAGAGACTTCTCACGCAACCTAGCCAACTCCTGTACATGCTTATTTAATTTAACCTCGTGTGTCTTTTCAATCTCAGCCCTTCGTTTGATAATAGCTTCTACAACCTTTGGGTATCTTTTACCATTCAATAATACTGAGGCAGCCACATTAGCTGAAGCCTCAGAGTATCCAGCCTGTCTTGCACATTCAGTTGGAGTCAACCTACCCTCATTCTCAGTGAATATCTTAACAAATATCTGCTGTTTGTCAGTCAATCCATCTGCGCGAATTGGATACTTTTTTGCCATATTTGTGGCACCACTTGTGGCACCACTTATTCTCTTGTCTACCATCCGTAAACCCCTGGTATAGTTATATATTTACTCATTTTATTTTCTAAAAAACAAAAAAGTGCCTTGCGTTGTCTAGAGTAGTGACACATAGGTGCCACATAATAAAGCGTTGATATATAAGAATTAATCAGTAAATGTGTCACTGTGGCACCACTTTTGATCCCGGTACGAAAATAAAAAAAACTTTTGAGCAAATATATCACTATAGACGCCACATTACAAAATAAAAATTGACCGATTCCTGCCATTTCCTCTTCCTATCCATCCTCTATTGATCAGTTGGTGCACGAATGCATGCACATGGGCCTTGGACCTCGAGCCCATGAGCTGCTTCAGCTCCTCATACGACGGGGCAAAGTTATTCGCCTCAATATAATCCTTGATGAGAGTATACACCTCCAATTGACGAGGTGTAAGTCCTTGTTTACCTGATGTCTTTGAGCCCTTTGGCATTTGGGTTGCTCCAATAGTCTTTTCGCACTTGACGCATCATCTCATTATGCCCCCACTCATCAATTGCTTCCTTGGTTATTGATTTCTCCAGTGTCTTTTGAATCTCTTTCTCTGATTCCGTCAGTTCTATTCTGGCCGGTCCTTTCTTCCTTACATATGTATGAACCTTAGCCCATGTAATAATATATTTAGAAGCCTTAGGCCGCGTATAACCACGCTCTGGATCCAGAGATGGATATTGTGGATCTGGCTGCGTATCAAAATTGTTCTTAATATACTCCAGCACATCCTCATCCTTCTCGAACTGTTTGATTATTTTCTCAATAATCTTCTTATCAAGCCATAAGTTAATCTCATATGTTATCATTTAAATTCCTTTATCAATGAATGTCTCATTTGCGCCGAGATCGACTGTTTTTTCTTTGTTTCTTCTGATGTTTTTTTGCCTTTATTCCAGGGAATACTATCTTTTTTAGCGTAACTTTCTATAAAAGATTTTATATGCGATGGATACTCCTTTCTTTTCGGTTCTTCTTTCACCTTGGTCATCTCACTCACGCGTTTCTGTAAAATATTGTATTGTTCAATATTTTTTTGAGAGCTTAATCTATGAGTAAGTAAATTTCTCTTTTTCTTCTTATGGCTACGAGCAAATACTGCTTGTTTTCTTCTTTCTTCAATATCCCTAGGAATAAATTCGCCATTAGCAATTCTTTCTTTTGTATTATTAGATTGTATTTCATGTGAATCATTACATAGTAACGACTTGGTCCACAATATACCATACTTCTCTCTATAATCCTCAATGTCCGTCTCGTGTGATACTCGAAGGTGATTACCAAGTGCTCTATAATGCTTGCCACATAAAAGACAAATTATTCTATCCCCAACAAAATATTGTTTATACTCATCATAACTTTTAAAAACAAAATTCTTTGGGTATCCAGGCAGTACCCGTCTTCGGGCCTCTGGGGTTTGTCCGTGAAAAAAATAAGAGGGCATTATTTAAACTTCTCCTTGAAATATGGAAGTAGCCACTTGTTATCCCTAAACACCTGGGCAAGGCCATTGGTAATCGTATTAATTACCACTTCCTCCTTATTCTCCGTATCCAGTGGCTGTCCAGTTTGCGTGAGTGAATTGATGTACGCCACGCCGTGCAGTATTTCATGCAGCAGCGTGTTCGCCTCGTCAAGCGGACCCAACCCATTTTGAATCGTAATGCTGTTCTTACGGTGGTCATATTCACCGTAGGAATCCGTCTGCTTCTGGAACGTTGACGTCTCACGCTCAATCCTCACGTCCTGATATCCAATCTTTACTTTCTTTTCCATTATATATTAACTCCAATTTTTCCCGATTTAGTTCGGTTTTCATGGGCCCACAGTGGCTGAAGATTAGTGTAGTGCCAGCATTTTTTCTGGACTTCAATGTCCGTAAAATCAAAGTTCTTAACAAAATATTTGACGGGGATTATGTGGTCGATGTGCCATCCGTGGGTGGTATTATTTGTCCATGTCATTCCTGGTTTGAATTTTTTCTCCAAGTGTCTCTTTAGTTCCTCAATGGTGCATCCAATGTAGTTGATGGACCTGTCCTTCTTATCTATTTTATATTTTTTTAATTTTGTGTGTATGGAACTTTTAATTCTTCTAAGGAGACCAAACGTAGGATTAGTT